GTAAAATAATTTGGACAAATTGTTCATTGACAATAAATAACATTGTCTGTATAATAGACTACATACAAAGCAATTAGGCCGCGTATTGAGGGCTAGTCCAAGGATTAGCCCAATAAATTAAACTTTTCAACTCTAAGGAGAACGCTATGTTAGCAAAAACAAATGGTGCATTCGCCACCGCACAAACTTCCCGTAAATTCCGTATCAATCCAATCGCTCAAGAAGTGCAAGATGTCTTTGACAGCATCTATGGACAAGTTGGTGATTTTATTAAAAACCCACAAAGTGCAATGAATGGTATTATCGTAAGCGGTGATGCCGGCACAGGTAAAACTTTTACTGTGAAAAAAGCATTGATTGATAATGGACATGCAAAAAATGTTGAATATATCAAAGGTGGCAAGATCACTGCGGCAAGCCTTTATGTAAAACTTTATCTTAATCGTGCCAAACACCGCATTATTATTCTTGATGACTGTGATATTATTCATCACCAAGATAAAAATGCCATTGTTCCTATGTTGCTTGGCGCGGCCGACCTCGGACAAAAACGAGATGTCAGTTGGGAAACTGCCCGTAAGAATCCACTTATGGAAGAATTCAATGTGCCACATAATTTTAAATTTGAAGGAAAGATTATTTGGATTACCAATGATCGTCGCGAACAAATTAACAAGGCAGTGAAACAATGGGCAATGGCGCTTGATAGCCGCTTTGGATTTACTAAATGTTATTTCACTGATGAACAAAAACTCATGTATACTCTGCATCTCGTTGAAAATGCAGATATGCTGGGTGCCAATTGCCAGGAGTATGAAGGTGGATATCCAGAAGAAATTATCAACAATGCCCTTGATTACATGAGCGAGCATTATCGTAATCTAGTGGAAGTCACTCCCCGTCGTGCAATTATGATTGCAGACATTATGAATCAATGTAGTGATCCTAAACAATTAAAAGAACGTCTGCGTCAACTGTGGAAATAAGGAATTATTATGTCTAATACCAATACAGAAACTTGGGGCAATATTGAATTGCCTGGATTAAGTGATGAGAAACTTTTTAAAACTAATTGGACATTAGTAGCTGCCAATCGTGAAGTTGTTAAACAAAGAGAAACAAATGGTTGGGCTGAAAAAAATAAAATAGGAACCATTAAAGCTAAAAATAATCTTCAAGCACATAAAAATCGTACTGAAGCAAACAGAAAAAATGCCAAAGATTCAAAATGGCAAGAAGCAAATCAACGAGGTGCAGAAAAAAGAAAAAATGATCCAATAGTAAAATTGAATCATATAAAAGCCATGAAAAAAGTTCATAGTAATCCAATGACTGCTATCAATCGCCAAAAAGGAATTGATAATAGAAATAAAAATAATAAACTATGGTTAGAAAATATGATCAAAAATAGTTCGAAAGCAAAATTTAAACCTATTGTTACGCCTGAAGGAATCTTTGAATCATTAAAATCAGCATCAGAACATTATTCAAAAATTTCTGATATAGAAACTCACAAAGCAAGATATAGATTAACAACAGAATTGAAAAAAAATCCAATTGAATTTTTTCTAATTTCACAAGAAGAATATATTATGCTTACTGGCAAAGATATCTAAACCTGTCTCAGCAGATGTAATTTTTAGAGATCTGAGTTCCTTTAGCCCACTTTACCGTGGGCTTTTTCTTGACCTTAGTTAAATACTGGTATGGAAGATAACACGCCAGACATTCCCGCCACCAACAAACGAGGACCCAAGCCCAAGCAACTCGCTGAAAAGACAGTGCTTGGACTCCCGGTGGGCAGAGATAAGACCATAGTGCCACCGGATGAAGTTTATAAACTTGCTGCCTTGGGTTGCAAGAATACAGAAATAGCAGACTGGTTTGGCGTCACAGAAGATGCCATTGCTAGAAACTTCGCCGCAGAACTGACAAAAGCCCGAGCCGCGGTACGGATTAGTTTACGCAGGGCTATGCTGAATAACGCATGTCAAAACAACAATGCCGCAGTGCAAATATTCTTGTCAAAGAATTTATTGGGCATGAGTGATTCACCAACAGACTCAGAAGCCAATGCACCGCTGCCTTGGAGCGATGATTAATGGCGCTGAGTGCCGCCCAGCAACAGGTAGTGTCTGCTCCACAGCGTTTCAAAGTCATCGTGGCTGGTCGACGCTTTGGCAAAACATTTCTAAGTATCAATAGACTGTGTTATGAAGCGCGACTGCCTGACAGAACTGTTTGGTATGTGGCACCAACTTACAAACAGGCAAAGATGATTGCCTTCAAAGCCCTAAAGCGTAAACTAACGCAACTTAGATGGGCTAAAAAAATCAATGAAACAGAACTGAGTTTTGAATTAAAAAATGGATCCACTATTGCTCTCAAAGGTGCTGACAATTATGATAGCCTGCGTGGTATTGGCTTGGACTACCTGGTACTAGATGAATTTGCAGACATCAACCCAGAAGCATGGTTTGAAACACTACGCCCCACACTGAGTGATCGCGAAGGTGGCGCACTGTTTATTGGCACACCCAAAGGCCTTAACTGGGCACATGACTTGTTCACAGCCAGCACGGATTACCCTGAAGAGTGGGCCAGCTTTCAGTTTACCACCATTGAAGGTGGCAATGTCAAACCGGAAGAAATTGAAGCAGCCAGACGCACATTGGATGTTAGAACATTCCGTCAAGAATATGAAGCCACATTTGAAACTTTTAGCGGCAGGATATTCTACGCATTTGATCGCAAGTATAATGTGCAAGCCTACACTGATCCGCTGCCCCGAGAACTACATCTAGGCGTGGACTTCAACGTGGATCCTATGAGTGCAGTGATAGGTGTCAAGACTGGCAACATGATGCACATTGTTGATGAGTTCAAGATCTTTGGCAGCAACACTGAAGAACTGGTTGAAGAAGTAAAGACACGTTACCCTGGGCACACCATTGTGGCCTACCCTGATCCTGCTGGCGCACAGCGCAAAACATCAGCAGGTGGCAGGACTGATCACACCATATTACGCAACGCTGGATTCACAGTAAAGGCACCACATGGACACAATGCAGTCAGGGACGGAGTCAACGCTGTGAATGCCAAACTGCGGAGTTCTAGCGGGATTACTACGCTGTTCTTTGACCCACGGTGTAAATACTCAATTGAGTGTCTTGAAAAACACACCTATAAAGAAGGCACCAGCATTCCAGACAAAGACTCGGGCTTTGATCACATGAATGATGCACTGAGATACATGGTGGACTACCTGTTCCCCATTAGACAACCCACAACCCCTGTGCCCGTTAGGCAGTGGGGACATAAAATAGGATAAACACATGGCCAATCAAACGCTATTAGACGACTACACAGCCCTTGCTTCAACACACTGGCTCTACATGAGAAACAGAGACCGTTGGCAGTTTCTTTATGAATCATATGTGGGCGGGGAGGAATATCGTCGTTCAGGACATTTGACAAGATATGTTCTGGAAACAGAAGGTGAATACAACGCACGTCTAAATAATTGTCCCTTAGACAATCATGCACAAAGTGTAATTCAGACTTATGTGAGTTTCTTGTTCCGTGAAGAACCAGAACGTGATCTTGGAGATTGGGAATATCAATCTGACGTTGAAAGTTTCCTACGTGATGCTGACATGGAAGGCAGAGATTTTGACAGTTTCATGAAGCAGGTTTCAATTTGGAGCAGCGTGTTTGGACATGCTTGGGTCATTATGAGCAAGCCCAACTTTGATCTAGTGACACAGGCACAAGAGCAGGCTGCTGGTATTCGCCCTTATGTGAATCTTGTGACACCCTTGGTAGTTAGTGATTGGAAGTGGGAACGTAGCCCCAGCGGACGTTATGAATTGGTTTACTTCAAGTATGTGGAAGAAGTGATTGACAAGATCACTGTGATCAAAGAATGGACCAAGGAAACTATTCGCACTTGGATCATGGATGATGTTAAAAAAGAAGCCTACATGGAACGTGAAGAAGAGAATCAGTTGGGCAAGATTCCTTGTATACTTGTTTATAATCATCGTGGCATTACCAAAGACATTGGCGTAAGTGACATCACAGACATTGCTGACCTACAACGTCAAATCTACAACCTAACCAGTGAGAATGAACAGGCAATACGCTTGGATGGACATCCTAGTTTGGTAGTGCCGCAGACGGCCCAGTTGGGATCAGGTGCTGGCGCCATTATCGTGTTGCAGGAAGGCGCGGATCCGGGTCAAAATCCATACTACCTTGAATCAGGTGGAACCAGTGTTCCCAACATCCACACCAGCATAGACAAATTGATTGAAGCAATTGATCGTATCAGTTTCACAGGTGGCGTTCGCAGCACAGTTACGAAGGTGCAAAGCGGTGTTGCTATGGAAGTGGAGTTCAACCTGTTGAGTGCCAAGCTGAGTGAGAAAGCTGACAACCTAGAACTTGCTGAAGAACAAATTTGGCAATTGTTTGGAGAATATCAAAACCGTGTGTGGATGGGTGAAGTCAAGTATCCAGACAGCTTCAGTATACAGGATGATGACAGAGAATTCACACACCTACAGCAGGCCAAGGCAGCAGCCACTGACCCTGTGGTGTTCCGCATCATTGATGAACAGTTGGTTGAAATGTTGGGCGAGGAACAATCACGTTTGCCTTTTATTGATCCAAACCCACAGACAGGTAGACAATACGCAGACGGTGAAGCCATTGCTGATTCACTGCCCAACGCATATCAACCAGCCTCAAATCCTGCGGTTCCTGCAGGCCAAAACTGCGGCAACTGTGAATACTACAAGCCAGGTGAATTATTCTGCACCAAGTTTGATGCACCAGTTCGTGCAGTGTATTGGTGTGCCAAGTGGGAAGCAGCAGAAGAAGAATCGCATTGAAGATTCGATGCCAGAACTATATCGACCTACAGTGGCTATGGCACAGGCAGCACGCCAAGGGTTGGCCATGCGTGCCCGTAGTCCCCGAAGCAGTCAAGGCGGCACAGCAGTTGGACTGGCCCGTGCTAGACAATTCAGCCAACGACGCAGTGTGAGTTTAGATGTAGTCAAGCGCACCTTCAGTTTTTTAAGTCGGGCTAGAACTTATTACCGACCAGGCACAGACACACCAGGAACACAGGCCTATCTGTTGTGGGGCGGTCCCGCAGCTTTGACTTGGGCAAGAAAGATATTACAACAACAGGAGAAATAATATGAAAAATTCGTTACAACGGGCAATGGGTCGTGGACGTGGACGAGGCAAGAAGCCACCAAAGCGTTGATTGGCTGGCCTACTATCGCAGTATAGCTAGAGAATGCCCTTGGAGCCTCAGGGCTTATCAACAAGGGCTGATTGACTTACAGACTTGGCATACAGCTGACGCAATCCCACCATTGAGTCAGTTTCATGCTAGGGTTTGGTTGATGCCTTATCCCAATTCCGTAATTGAAGCCATGGCACTAGAACTTGACCAACAGGATCTTGTGCATGAATGGTTGTTTTCATATCCTGGATACGGACTCTATGCCACACCAGTACCTGTGTTGATACAACAAAATAGACAGCAGTTGAATCAAATAAGGGATAAAACCGCCTTATTGCCCGGCTAATTTGTATCCGCAATAAATAGAAACACTGATGACTCCGTTCTGGGGTCACCAACCTACTTTAACTTATAAAGGCGATGCGACGATGTCAGACAATACATTGGCTAATGAAGATACTGGGTCTTCCGAAACAATCCAGGCACAGTCAGCGAAAACTTATACGCAAGAAGAAGTCGACAACATGATGGCCCGCACAAAAGGTGCAGTCCAGAAGAAGTACGAAAAGACACTTGCCGATCTAGGTGACATTGACGAACTGCGTCAACTACGAGCAACACATGAACAGCAACAACTTGAGCTTCAAAAGAAGCGCGGGGACTTTGATAAAATCATTGCTGATCTAGCTGCTAAGAAAGATGCAGAAATAAGCAAGCGTGATGAGATAATCAAAAGCTATACCGTGGACATGCCCTTGGTAAACACAGCCGCACAATTGGGTGCAGTGAATCCTAGGCAGGTGCAAGCGTTATTAAAATCTAATCTTAGATTAGGCGAAACGGGTGAAGTTGAAGTGCTGGATGAAAAAGGCACAGTGAGATATTCAGACAAGGGAAAACCATTCGGCGTTGAAGACCTTGTAAGAGAATTCTTAGACACAAACCCGCATTTTAAAAGTGCAGGCCCAGCAACTACACAAGGTAAGAGCAATGTTAATCAATCACGAGAGAAATTTGACGTATCAAAATTGAATATGTCAAATCCAGCAGATAGAAAATTATACGCGGAATACCGCAAGTCTGCTGGAATAGCCTAACATTTTTTAAAGGAATATTACCATGGCTGGATCTACAAGCGTCACATTAAATGACCTATTACCTACCATCGTTCAAGAAGCGATGTTCGTTGCCAACGAGCGCAGTATCATGCGTGGTTTGGTTAAAAACTACTCCCTAGCACCAACGCAGGGCAAAACTATTCAAGTACCTATTTTCCCAGTTCAGACTGCTGTAAGTTTGACTGAAGGCGATGACTTCGGTTCTGGAACTGGTTTCGTTGATGTATCTACTGATGTTGCAACATTCACGATTGGACAAGTTGGTTTAATGACCATGGTCACTGACTTGGCAGTTAATGCATCAGCATCTAATGTTGTTGCTGACTTGGGTCGTTTGTTCGGTGAAGCAGTTGCTCGCAAGATTGACCAAGACTTGATGGCCAAGTTTGCTGAATTTACAACCAACACAGTTGGTTCTACCTCTACAACAATCACTGCCGCATTGGTAATGCAAGCAGTTACAAAATTACGTGCTGCCGCTGTTCCTAGCGAAGGTATCGTAGCTGTTCTACATCCTAACATTGCCTATGATCTAAAGAGTGCTTTAACAAGTCAAGGTAACGTGGTATTCACAGCCGGTGCTTATGGCGAAGTTGCCAACGAAGCAATGCGTATGGGCTATGTTGGACAGTTGTTTGGCGTACCTGTGTTTGAAAGTGCTAACGTGCCACTAGTGGCTGGTGGTGCTGCTGGTGACTACCTAGGTGGTGTATTCCACCGTGATGCCCTGGGCTTTGGTCTAATGCGTGATATCACCATTGAAACACAACGCCGTGCTAGAGCAATCGGTACCGATGTTGTTTGTTCAGCCATGTATGGTGTTGGTACTGTCTATCAACAGTATGGTGTAAACGCAACATTTGATTCAAGTCTATAATCAGTAGGAATCACAACGATGGCTTTCATTACAATAGGTGGAAATGTAGTTGCATTTGCAGAATACTCTGACGTCACTGATACTGACCAAAGAGTATTCGAAGCCAATGAAGGCATCGCTGACGCTGGCATGATTGAGGATTTGACTGAAAAGGCCACAAGCCGTATACTTCAGTTGATCCGCAACACAAGCTGGTGGAGAAGATATTATTTACTTGAGGCCACGGAAGCACAAAGACAGGCCACAAACACTAGAAGCACTCCTGATGTTCCGCTGCCCAACGCCAATTACATATTGGCTAGGCGAGCGGACTTCACAGACCTATGCGTGTATTTTACTCTGTATGAATATCTCTATCCAAAGATAGCAGATTTTTCAGCACAGGACAACGCAGAAGTTCAGAAGATCGGTGTGTTCAGAACCAAGTTCGACAAATTATTTTTAGAACTCGTTGATGATGGTACTTGGTATGATTTTGACAACAGTGGCACCGTCACTGAGACAGAAAAATTACCAACAAGAACTAATCTAGTGAGAGTGAGATAATGAGAACCCAACTGTTATCAGCAATAACCACAGCTGTCAGCACACTTACTCAGTTTGCTGTTGCTTCGGAATTGCCTTGGGAACAAAATGGTAATCCTCTTTATCGTAAGAACATGAAGCGAATCTATGTTGATACAGGGCGTGTAGAGCAAACAACTCTATTGCCCACACTCAACGGAGGTGAAGTATTTCAAAATGATCTTATCACTGAAGTGTATCTAGCGGTCGATGCTAAAAATCCACCCAGTCAGTTAGATTCTGCAGTTTCAAAGATACTTGCAACAAAATCAACCGTTGCGGTTGTCAATTTCGGAAGCGAAAGTGACTACACCGTTGACAAACAAGAAGATGTTCTGATCTACACTTTTGAGTTTAGACTGAACCAAGCAACAACATAAAAGGAAAACAAAATGGCTTATATCAACGTAAGCGCACCTACAGACAATGCGGTAATCCAACTTAGCACTGCTAGCATTAGCACAACAAGTTCTGGATACATCGTACCTGCCTTACAGGATGTGACTATCAACAACGCAGCAGGCGTATTCAACTGGACACAGTTGGACACATTTGCACAATTGGCAGTGTCAACACCTGCCAGCAACAGCATCAGCGCCAACTTGGTGATTGACTCAGCAACATTCTTCGCAGCCACAAATGGCGTGCCTGGCCTGTTTGACCTGAGCAATGACGCAGTTGAAGTTAACTTCCGAGTTTACTTCAATGGTCGCAAGACTGGTAGCAAGTATGTAAGTGGCTCCGGCTTCATTACAAACTTGGCACCCACAGTGAATCCAACAGCACCTGTGTGGGT